TGGGAAACCTTTGAGTACTTTTCCGGTTACGGCTTTAACAAGTCTCACGCTGTGTCCTACTGTGTCTTATCTTATCAGTGTGCTTATTTACTTAATTATTACCCAGCAGAGTGGCTAGCCGCATTCCTAGATAAGGAACCAGAGACCAGAAAAGAGCGAGCAATTGCGACAGCCAAGTCGTTGGGGTATAACGTAGAGCCGCTAAACGTCAACACTTCCGGTGTTAATTGGGAGATCTCCGAAGACGGAAGGACACTGGTGCAGCCACTATCTTCAATTAAGGGGCTGGGTATCAAAGCGATCGAACAAATTATCGAACACCGACCGTTTAAAACGGTGGAGGAGTTTTTGTTCCATCCAGATATCGTGTATTCAAAGTTGAACAAAAAATCTATCCATGCGCTGACCCTGGCACAGGCGATGAACGAGTTGATGGATGAAAGATTCACTGGGTTGAAACATTTTTGGACCGCGATTTCCGAAAAGCGTCCAAGAAAAGAGAAGAACCTTATAGAGAACATCGAGTTGTACGCTCCAGAGGGAGATTTTAGTGAGGAAGAGAAACTAGAACACCTAGTCAACCTGACTGGTGTCTTCCCTATCAGTGCTGTGGTTACACCGAGAGTGAGGCAGAAACTAGACGAACTTTATATACCACCCATTTCAGAGTTTGATCCAGAGCTTGGCGTGACTTGGTTTATTCCGCGAGAGTGTAAATTGAAGAAGTCTAAGAACGGAAAGAACTTTTATGTAGTGAAGGTTATTGACGATAATAATGAAACGAGTGTAATAAGATGTTGGGGTGTTGACCCGAACAAAGATATCATTCATATTAATAGGCCGTATATGGCCAGGTTGAATTACAACCAGCAGTGGGGCTTTTCCACATATAGCATGAGAAAAATGTTCAGATTATTAGCATAAGGAGAAAAGAAAATGGCTAAACTAACAGGCCTGCCAGCTAAGGTAATGGCAGAACAATACAAGAAGGCACTTGGAGACAAGGGTTATGCCTTCTTCGAGAATGGGGACTACAACCTCAACATTGTCGGAGTGAGAAACGACTCAGGCGATGCAACTAAATTTGATGACTTTATCAATGTTATCTATAAGGTGAGCGGAGAATGGGTATGTGATGTATATTCTGTCACGACAGAGCCAGGACCCAGGATCCTTCGATGGCCCATCAAAGAAGTGAGGCACAAAGGGACAGCGATTTTAGTCCCGGGACAATATAGATCTACGTACAAGACTGGATGGCACGGAAACCAGACTCGTGGCCACCGAGCCCTGATTCAAATCGGCGGCCAAGTAAAGGTATGGAGAGATAACAATAGAGATGAGATTCCAGACACTCACGGCCCAGAAGAAAAGGGTTGGTTCGGAATCAACATTCACAAGCACCGAGGCTCAACGGCACTGGCCAACCCAGGAGGAGTATCCGCTGGGTGCCAAGTGTTTCAGAGTAGCGTAGACTTTGCTGAGTTTATGGAAACATGTGATGACGCACGAGACCAATGGGGTAACAGCTTTACATATACGCTGTTGGATGAAAAGGATCTTTCAGGAGGAATTTGTAATGTCTGAGGTTGTTAGAGTATACAAGACGAGACCTGAAGCCAAGGTACCTCACCGGGCTCACAACACTGATGCTGGTATGGATTTCTTCTTCTGTCCATCTGAACCAACAGTGGCAAAGAGGATCGCACCAGGCCAATCTGTACTATTACAGACAGGGGTCAAGGTTGAGGTACCTTCAAATTGCATGCTCCAAGTGATGAATAAATCTGGTGTTGCTAGCAAGAGACACCTCATCACCGGCGCCTGTGTTGTCGACGAAGGGTATGATGGGGAGATCTTTGTAAATCTTCACAATGTCGGAGACCAGCCACAGTTTATTGAACCAGGTCAAAAGATAGCACAAGGAGTATTTGTTCAAATTGCAAAACCTACGCTGCAGGTGATCGAAGAGGACAACATCTATGGCGGCCAAACCAGCCGCGGCTCTGGCGCGCTTGGCTCTACTGGAGATAAGTGATGGCTAACTTTAGAAGAAAACTGAAAAGACGTCAACTCGTATCAGCTAAGAAGAGATTCATGAAAGACTTTAAAACATCAATGTCAAAGTTTAAAAAGCAGGTTGTATGCACAAGTTGTGGGCGCCCACCACACTCCGGAGAGAATATTGACGATTGGAGAATAAATAAATCATCAGAAAATATTGACTTAATTTGTACAGAGTGTTATGATGAAGGAGGAGGTGAAGATGAATGAAATGTATGCACTAACATTTAGTTTTGATGATGTATTACTTGTCCCAAAACACAGTAATATTTCCAGCAGGTCAGAGATAGACATCAGCGCAGATCTACCAAATACAGATTTTAAATTGCCGATTATATCGTCACCTATGGACACGGTCACATCATCTAAAATGGCTACTGCCATGAACAAATCAGGTGGATTCGGAATTATTCATAGATACAATTCAATTAAGGATCAGTGTAAACTGGTAGAAGCCGCTCTGCAAGAGGGAGCATCTAAGGTGTCGGCCGCAGTCGGTGTCGGAGAAGACCTCACAGACAGAGCGGGAAGTTTGGTTTCAGCCGGAGCATTTAGTTTATGTATAGACGTTGCGCACGGGCACCACAGCAATGTAGAAGCCGCTATTAAAAACATAAAAAGCACCTTCGGTGAAAAGATCGACGTTATTGCTGGTAATGTCGCCACCGCGGAGGCTGCTTTAGATTTAGAAGATTGGGGAGCAGATGCGATTCGGGTTGGAGTGGGCGGCGGTAGTATTTGTAGCACTCGTCTGCAGACTGGACACGGTATTCCTACTTTGCACTCTGTACTTATTTGTGCGCACAGACTTAAAAGAGCTAGGCTTATAGCTGACGGCGGCATAAGAAATGCAGGTGATATTGTAAAGGCTCTTGCTGCCGGCGCAGACTTTGTGATGCTCGGCAGCTTGTTAGCGGGGACTACAGAGTCCCCTGGAGAAATATTTACAAACGTCGAGGGAGAAAAGTATAAAGCGTACAGAGGTATGGCATCCAGAGAAGCCCAGATGGATTGGAGGGGTAGAACCTCTTCTCTGGAGGGAGTCTCAACAACGATACCATATAAGGGACCAGTAGAAAATATCCTAAGAGACCTTTCTCAAAACATCAGGTCTGGATTATCTTATTCGGGAGCTAGAAATGTGAAAGAGTTAAGAACAAATGCTACATTTGTTAGACAAACTCAATCAGGCCAAAGAGAAAGTTCTACACACATACTTACAAGATGAAAGAACCTAATAGGATTGTAAAGTTTGTTTTTTCCGTCTACGAAAAAACGTCGGCAGATTTGAAAATTAGGCTCAGGTATGATAATTTAAGCCAGACAAAGTTTTTTGCTGGTATTGTAAAATTATATTTAGATAATGATACTGATATGATGTCGGTGATAGAGAAGATTAAGAAAGAATACAGTACTATGGGTAGGCAAAAATTAAAAAGAACAAAAAGAGACCTTGAAAGAGGTAAAGAAATTTTAGAAAATCTAGGAATAACAGAAACAGACAAACAGGATATATTTGATATGATTGAAATGGATACAAAGGAATATGAGTGATGAAAGATGCAATTCTTGCAAAGAAGAAGACAAGGAAAGGTGCTGGATAGATTACCCTGAAGATGATAACTGCGTCTATACAGCAATACGAAAGCATGGACCAATGACACTAGAACAAGTCGCTAAGAGATTGGGCATATCTTTGGTGAGAGTTTCTCAAATAGAAAAACAAGCGCTCAAGAAACTTTCCAAGCGAATAAAATTATGACTTTTCTAACCAAAACTTACTATTTATAGTTGTATTATTATAATGATCACTACTTTCAAAAACAAGGAGATAATAAAATGAGTGACAACAAACTATTAACAGAGAACACAATTAGACGTTTCATGAAGTTGGCGAACGTCGATACCCTTACCAACAACTTCCTATCAGAGACGGCCAAGGAAAAGGACGATTCTGATAACGATAACATCGGAGATGAGACCAGAGATGCAACGTCATCCGCGAAAGAGCTAGCCGATAAGGAGCTGCATCCCGCCATGAAGAAGTATGCAAAGAAGGAAGCAGTCGAGCCTGAAACCGATGCGATTCAAGAGCAAGCCGAGGACGAGATGGAAGACGAGGAACTCGGAGCAGAAGAGGATGACATGGAGATGGACGCTGAACTTGACATGGGCGACGACATGGACATGGAGCCTGAAGCAGGCGTAGCAGACATGAGTTTGACAGAAGAAGAAGCTCAGCTATTGATCGACCTCGGTGAGAGACTCAAGGAAGCTATGGGCGGCATGGAAGATGCTGATGATGCTGACATGGGTGCCCTGGACGACATGGCCGACATGGACGACATGGAGGCAGAAGAAGAGGAAGAAGACCTCGACCAAGAAGATTTAGTTAATGAAGTGCTTAAGAGAGTAACAAAGAGACTTGTTGCAGCTAAGCTTAACAGATAGAAAGTAAAACAAAATAATACAATATCACTTGTTTTTGCAGGCTCCAAACCTTAATAGGTCACTGGAGCCTTTTTCTTGACTTGTCCTAAGAAAGGTGGTATCATAGTACCATGAACGAAATACAACTCTATTCTATTTTGATGTTCGCCACAGGAGCACTATTGACCAAAGCTGTGTTTTTTCTTGAACAACAAAGGAAAAAGAAAAGGTTTTATTTAATAATGTCCGCAGCAGTTTTACAGGTATTGGAATCAGTGTATACAGTCCACATGGCTGCAGCTGAATTTTCTGCTAACGAAAGATTTAAATTAAAAACAACAGAAGAAACAACTGCCGAAGAGTATTTAAAGAAAGAGGTGCAGAAGGTTAATATCCTCATGGAAGTGTACACCTTACTTTTTTTAAAGGCTATCCCTGCCAATGGTAGAGAGTACGCGAACTATAGATCTTGGCCCGAAGCGGACGCTTTAATACAAAAAGTGCGGAGGCTTTCGGAAAATGAAAAGAGTGAAAGGTGATTACTGGAAAGTGGATAGAGAAACAATCAAGCTACAAATAAGAACAACAGAGGAACAATCAGAATTAGAAGAAGCGCTCCCGGGTTGGATGTGCGTTTCATACGGGTATATTCCCTCGACAAGCGAAGATATATATGTGTTTGAAAGGACATTCCGATCAGAAATTGACTGGACTAAATTTTTAAACTCGGATAAAGTAAATCAAATTATTGAGATGAAAGAGGTGCAAAATGACTAAGAGATTATCAACCACTCCAAAAAAGAAGAACAAAAAGAAAGAAAATCAGAAATTTAAAGATGAAGATAAGCAAATTGTTATTGTTAACAACATCCAAGCACCTGCTCATCAAGAATCTGAACTAAGAACCATAAACCTTTATGGTGACATTACTGAGCAAAAAGGGGCAGATGTTGTAGCAGCGTTATTGTATCTAGAGAACACATCTCATACTCCGATGTTAGAGGGTCCTTCAGATCCAGACTCTATGCCTGTTGTTGTGGCTCGTTCAATTGCAATGATGATATCTACCCACGGCGGAGTAGCTTCTGATATGTTCTCGATTTTAGATATCATGGATATGGTAAAGAAAAGAACATGCGACATTGAAACATTTGGTGTCGGAAAGGTAATGTCAGCAGGCGTACCAATACTCGCCGCTGGGACAAAAGGTAAGCGCAAGGTCGGCCGAAACTGTCGCATAATGCTTCACAATGTTATGGCTGGTACTGGAGGTACCATTTTCTCCATGGAAAACGAACTAGAAGAGATTAGGTGGGTCCAAGAGAGGTACATAGAGACACTAGCGAATTATACAAAGTTGACTCCATCTAAAATAAAGAAGCTTTTAAAGACTCAGAAGGATGTTTACATCTCTGCAGAGGAAGCAATTAAAATGGGTATTGCTGACGAAATTATCTAATTATACAAAGGAGTTTTATTATGTCGTGGCACGAAGAATTTTTATCAGAGAACAACAAGAAGCCTACCATATCAACAATGGGGGATCTTTTCAAACTTATTGAAGAGGTTTATGAAGTAGAGAAGGGCACTCTCTTCAAAGAAGCAAAGAGTGAGCTTCAAGTCCTAAAAGAGCAGTTTCTCAACGAACGAAAGTCTATGACTTTGACTTTGGATGCAATCCCTGAGATAGCAGTCACGGAGTTAGGTTGGACCGATGTCACAGGTGCTGGAGGTGACAATCCAGTGAACGGTCCCGAGCGACAAAAGTTGTTGCAGTTCTTGGAAAACATCCGAGGTGGGGACTTTGTAGAAAAGATCAGGTCAATTTCTAATTTCTATGACAATCCTGATGCTGCTATGCAAGAGATGTTTGGCGAAGGCGGAAGCACCTCTACCGCGCAACAGATAGCGGTAGCTTTATCATACCTGGTCTTCTACAAAACCTTAACGAAGGTCATAGCGAATTTTAACGCTGCCTCCGCGGGCTTTAGCTTCGAAGCATTTCTAGCTGTCTTAATGGAGGGCGAGCAAATACCAGCCAATACCGGAACTATTGCAGACTTTCTTTCTAGAAGTGACGGCACCGCCATGCCTGTAAGCCTGAAGCTATATCAAGACGGAAACCTGCACGTTGGAGGTTCTTTCAGAGATCTCGTTGGGGACATAACAAACCCTAAGTTTGATGCTGATCTTATGCGTTATGTCGCTGTAACAAAACGTTTCGAAGGTAAAGAAAAAGAAGGCCAGACCGTCAATGGTTTCTTGAAGTGGTATAGATTTGACTTCACTCTAGATAACATTTTCGATATACTTTCTAGATCTTCAAAGCACTCCAGGTTGTGCATTCAGCTGCCGAGAAAAGGCCAAGCTTGGATAGACAATTTACCTGGCATCGCAGCGCCATCTGCAGAAGAGATGGAAAACAAATACGCCCTAGCTTTCATGAAGGAGATGGAGGCTATGAACGCGAAAACTCCAGAAGAACTGCAAGTTGATGATGCATTCGTACAGCAATTTCTTAAAAATCTAAGTTGGGCCACACAATTAAGTGACAAATTTTTCGTACCATTCGACCCTGATGCTAAATTGTCAGATGAACAAAAAACTTCACCCGATTATGAACCAAGAGCGCCATATGTTAAGAGGGGCACTTCTCCTATGTACGGTTCAGGGCCGGAGTTCAATGCGCTAATAGATGTCGTGCTAGGGACTCTAGCTCAGGTTAATGACTCACTACCTGAACCTAGGTACAACCTGGAGGACAAGGCTATCACGAGCCGTATGAACGGTCTTGCCATTAGTATAGCAAGACGCGCCAAAGCTGCCAACAACGGCGGTGGCGCCGCTGACAAGCTTAGTATACTAAAACAGTATTCTGCTACGAAAGAGACCATCAAACGTAACAAAAGGCTTAACCTAAAGAGTAATTGGTTCACTCCAGAGAAATCTGCAGAACTATACAATGCCATGAGTAGAGAACAAAAGATAGCAGCCTTAGAACAGACCCGCGGGTTTCTCTCTACAGAACAGTTTGGTTTAACTCAGAACATGGTAGCAGAGATTGACACTTACAGTAAACACCGCGTTCTTGGGCCGAATCAAGATAAAGCATTCTTTGGTGCAATTAACGTCGGTAGAAAGAATACGCAGACGGTGTTGAACAGAGTTACGGGGCTCCTTAACGAGTCTTTATTTGATATATTTGTGAACGTAAAGGCAATACAAGACAATACCTATGCTTATATCGCCGGCGGCATGACGAAAGATGCCCAGGCAGAAGAGGCGATTAAGGCTTCTACAAATGTCATCTCAAAGACAGAAGAACTTCAATCAACAAAAGATAAATAAACCCCTTGACATTTCAGCCGAAATGCATTATAGTATATACATATCAATGAAAGCGAGTCACAATGACAACACAACTAAGCCATGGCCCTGAACTCCGCAACAAGGTTCTCGACGGCGTAAACACTCTTGCGGATTACGTAGCAACAACACTCGGACCCAAAGGACAGAATGTTCTTATCCACCAAAAGGATAAGCGACCCTTTGTAACAAAGGACGGAGTAACAGTAGCACAGAACGTTAACTTTGAAGATCCACATATGAATGCGGGAGCAGAAGTTGTAAAGCAAGTATCATCGATGACCAACGCAGAAGCCGGCGATGGCACAACAACATCCACAGTTCTCGCCAGAGAAATCCTAAACCAAGCAAACAAATATATTGCATCTGGTACCTCACCGATCGAAATCAAGAGAGGCTTAGAGCAGTGCTTGGATGAGGCCATCGGAGTTATTGAAGAGATCTCCGAACCTATCTCATCAGCAGATGATGTAAAGCATATCGCCACCATTTCAGCTAACAACGACGAAGTTATTGGAAACCTTGTAGCCACAGCCGTAGATAAGGTTGGTAAAAATGGTTCAATAACAATTGAGGCGGCCAGATCACTAGAGACTAGTCTGGATCTAGTAGAAGGTTTTCGTTTTGATAGTGGGTATGCGGCAACTGCCTTTGTTACAGACGAAAGACGCGCCGTGTGCCATTACGAGCAGCCCATGTTTCTCATAACAGACTCTAAGATAGAGCAGGTCGGTCAGATTCTACCAGCGCTTGAAATCGCAGCACGCGAGTCGCGACCTTTTGTTATTGTTGCAGAAGAAATAGAAGGTCAGGCTTTGGCCGCACTAATTATGAATACTATGCGCGGGTCGATGAAGGTTGCAGCTATAAAGGCGCCTCGGTACGGAGAGGAAAGAAGAGCTATAATGAGTGACCTATCGATCTCAACAGGCGCAAAGTTTTTCCAGCAGTCTATGGGTCACAAGTTGACTGAAGTTTCTTTGACTGATTTTGGAAAAGCTGCTAGTGTGGAGATCACCAAAAATATGACTACGGTCGTTGATGGTGAAGGAGACTATGAAAAAGTTGATGAGACTATTGAGAAGATCAAAGTCGAGATACAACAAACTGATGATATCCATGAAGCTGAGCGACTCCAAGATCGTGTTACTCGTCTCTCTTCTGGTGTTGCTATCATCCGTGTTGGCGCTTCATCTGAAGTAGAAATGATTGAGAAGAAGCATCGTATTGAAGATGCTTTGGAGGCAGTCAGATCAGCACAGCAAGAAGGAATCGTACCTGGAGGTGGGATGACCCTATTACGTGTGTCTAATTCTATCAACCCAAATTTTGCTACTGAGGAGCAATCATGCGCTCTTTCCATATTCAAGAGAGCACTTGAGAGCCCACTCAAAACTATGGCAACTAATGCGGGACTGTCTCCTGAAGTCACGATGATCAGAGTGCAGGAACTTTCAGGCTTTGACGGTATTAATTTTGCTAACGGTAATGTGCAGGACCTAAAGCAGGTTGGTGTTCTAGACCCGGCAAAGGTAACCAGATGTGCCCTTAAAAATGCAGTATCGGTAGCAGGTACACTTTTATTAACCAATCACAGTATTGTACACCAATAAAAACTACTTATCATTGCGGAGGGCGATGCAATGGTGGAACAACAGGATCACAACTTAGAGTTACAATCAAAGTTAGATAGAATTTGCAGCGGCATGGATGTTATGAGCGATAAACAAGTTCAAATGTCAGAAGATATTGCAAAGATAAAAGAAGCGGTATACAACCCGGATCAAGGTTTATATGCTAGGCTGAGAGAATTAGAATCGTGGAAAAAAACATCATCTAGGATGATTTGGACACTTTTTACAACCGTAGTTGGTTTGCTCGGAGCGTTTATATTAAAAAACTTAGGAGTCTAAAATGTTAGTAGAGGTCAGAACACTAAAAGTAGAAAATGAAGGTTATAGAAGAACAATATCTCTTGACAAGATATATGTTAATTCTAATAATATAGTATCTATAGTTGACTATGAAGGAGCCAGTAATTTTCTTTTGAGAGAAAATTCAGAATACAGTAGTGAGAGCTTCTCTCTGATAAAACTTAATGAAGGCGGCCGCGTCAGGGATCTTATAGCCTTTGGTTCGGCCGAACAATTATTTTCATCTTTCAGTGGAAGCCCCTCTGGAAAGAGACTCCTGAATGACTGACAGATTTATAATCATTGGTAGGTTAACTTGTCCATTCTGCGCAAAAGCTATAGAATACTGCAAAGCAAAAAATGCAGAGTATGTTTTTTTTAATTACACTGAAGAACCAGAGATGCTCGAAGAATATAAAGATTTCCATCAACAATCAACTGTTCCTATAATTTTATCCAACAATCTTGAGTCAGGCTATACTAAAAAATTAGGAGGATACTCAGACCTATTGGAGTATCTATGATGGATAAAGACACAACACCTGTTAAGGTTAGCATTTTGAGGGTACTTTACAAGGGACTGGAACCCATTAGAGACAGGTTAGACTGCATACTTGAAGATTACTATGGAAAAAGCATTATGTTATCTCAGGCAGAGCTAACAGCCACCCTTGAATTTAGATCGGCAGCCTCAACTGTCGAGCTTTTGTTGTTAGATTATTTTCAACAAGTAGAGGAAGAAGCGACTCCTGTGGAAACTCTGTATTTGCCAACTAAAGAATTTCAATTGCTTTTGGATTTGTCTAGGACAGCGGAATTAGCATACAGAGCACCACTTGCTAACTCTGGACTCTGGACACATTAATGAATCTTTACATCGGAATTGTACTTGTATTTGTTGGTCAAATTATAGGATGGTTTCAGTTAAATGCACAGTACCTATCTGAGTGGTGGCAAGATAAGCCCTGGATAACTGCAATACTATTGGGGGCCCCATGTTCTGTGGCATTCTGGTACTCTTGGAGGTATATCGTCGACGTAACCGGTTCTGCCTGGACTGCTAGGTTTATTGGATCTTCCGCGGGTCTTATCATATTTCCTATCTTGACATGGTTTCTTTTAGGAGAGTCCATGTTTACATCAAAAACTATGGTTTGTTTTGGGCTGGCTGTGTTAATAATATTGATTCAATTATTTTGGTGATTCAATCAAGTATTTTGATGTAGACAGTATCAATTGGAACACTCTTGCTGTTCCAGTTCTCTCCACCAAACACAAGAACCTCTCCCTCATTGGCCTTTCGAAAACCGAAACGTTCTCGATCCGGCCCTACGTCTATATTTGAGTTTTTCTGTAGGGTTTTATTTACATGAATATTATTTGTAGCGTCGACATATGTTCTTACTATAACTTGATATCTTGACCCGAAAAAATCACGGCCGCCTTTCGCAAAATCAACTGATTTGTTTTTTTGTGTAGTGAATGACGCACCACCTGAAATTCTATCAGATGTTACATGTCCAACATTATCGGGAAGTGAGTTCCTAAATTTAATAAAACCATTTTCATCAATAGGAAAATGTTCTTTTACGTGGGGTCGATGTTGATTATCTCTTAGCCATCGAAGCTGATCATCAAAATCCTTTTGACTTGTGGTAGCCGTAAAGCCCGGAAGCTGTTTTTGTAAATCTGCATAATTCTTAACCCCAAAACCTCTCCAAACAAGACCTTGAAAAAACGCAACACCACCACGTTTCTTTAAATTCAGGAGGGTCTTTGCGTCGGCATCAGCTAGATCAATTCCACCAACTTTGCTAGTATTTTGATAATCGTAAACTTTTTTAAGACTTTCTACTTCCTCTGCACTTAATTTATAATATGCCGGATATAATGTAGGCTCAATTACCATACCATTAGCCGTTTTTCCGAACTTCATGCAATTTGTAGCATAAGAGGGTAATTGCTGCTGTTCATTAGCAATCTTTGGAATACAGAAAGATTTTCCGTCCTTACTGTTATACTTTGCATATACTTCTTGGTTGTACTTTTCTATTTCTGCCTTCGATGCATTAAGGCCCGGTCTTTTAACGTCTTGTTTTTTAGTTGAGGATATCTCAACATCGTCGTAATCAATAGCTTTTGGTCGTGAACCTCCACCACTCTTTCGCAATTTACCAGCCTTTGAAGCGCGCGCAGCCCGGCTTCGAACCTTGCTAAGACCTTGCTCGTTTACATACTTTCTCCAGTTTTCCATTATTAGTTGATATTTCATATGATTACCTTCATTTTGCCGGAGCCAGTCTTTTATTGAAAATTAATTGTGCTCTGTCAGCCGTCTGTCTGATACTTATATCAGGCGAGAGTTTTAGAGTTTTAATTGTTTGGTTTGATAAGTCTGTCAACCTCTTTAGTTGTGCCTCAGCCTCTTTAATTTTTTTACTACTGAGTTTTTTGCGAGCGGCCCTTTGTGCGCTCTTGCGCAAAGATCTTGCGCCTCTCGAAAAAACTTTGAGGAACGGGATCAGTGCTAGAACATCTAATATCAGAAACAGTCCAACCCAAACATATCCATTTGGCCAGCTCCATGCTTTGCCTTCTTTCCAGGATTTTTTGAAATCTTTCACACCCGCTTCAATAGCGTCCCAGATAAACGTGAGCTTTACATCAGACATGTCTTTCGCTCTCTTGCCCCGAAGCTGACCAGCATCTTTCATGGTCTTGATCTTGTCTTCGATTTGTTTTAATACTCCCTTCTTGTTCGGATGATCATCGATAGTCATACCTCGTTGTTGCATAATGGCCTTGAAAAGATCTATCTCATAAGCCCTTTGCTCTTCCTCTGTAGGTAGATTCTTATCTTCGGGGTCAATATCAAACATGCCACCATCGGGGTGGCTAACGTCATAAAGGGGACCAGCAGCAATTAGCGCAATTTCTTTCGATATGAGCATAAAAGTTTTTGTTGCAGCTTCAACATATTCGTATTCAATAAATTGACCTATCATACTCTTTACGCTTTCTCTGTGTTGTTTTGATAATTTTACAGCACCTTTGGTGTCACCACTTGCAGCAGTCGCCACAATAGCGTCAGCACTAAAGCCCCCGCCACGATCAACCGGATATTCTTTTAAAAGATATTTCCTCCAGTTTTCCATTATTAGTTTGTATTGCATAATTATAACTAGTTTTCTTCGTTCACTATTGACTATTTATAGTAAAAAGGGTATAATACTACTATGAACTTCAACAACACATGGCGAAACTACGTCGCAAAACCCCTAATGCCAAAATTAACTCCTCTCATGGAGCAATATTTGGCATCCCGGCAACTTATTCTTGAAGGACGACTCGATGTCGCGAAAACAGCTGCACCAAAGGCAGCAGAGACAGGTGCCATTGACGATATGTTAATGTCTCTGAAGTCAGAGTTCGGAGAAAAGGACGCAGGAAAGTACCTTTTGTTCGCTGCAAAAGCTTTAGAGCAAGGATATTCACAAGACATGGACCCAGGAAAGCGTTTTAAGGATGTGCTAGAGTTGTTGGTAAAGTTTCACATGAATCAAAACAGAAAGGTAAACAGAGTCTATCAAGAAAGACTTCCGCAGAAGGATATAAACAAATACAACTTCAGAACGCTAACGAATGCTCTTTATGCTGCTAGTGGAAAACAACACGCAGACGAAAATGCCGAATTTGTTTACAAGGCTAATGGTATCTCGGCTTTGCGTCCATTAACTACAAGAGCTGCCTGTTTCTTAGGAGGTGAAGGCAGAGAGAACTGGTGTATCACAAGAACAGAGAAGAAGAACTTCTTCAGCAAATACACAGAGGAAGAAAGCAAGGCTTTTGTACTTGTTAAGCTTGATGGTATCCCTGTCGGCTCGGTGAATCATCAGATCGTCTTGCAGTTCTCCGGACCAGGCGAACCCGAGCTTGAAATGTGGTGGGATGGCGAGAATGACAATCACGACGACGGCAAGCTTGAAAATGTAATGGCGGAACACATCAAAGGCATGGGCCCCGATTTTCAGATAGAACTACAGGATGATTACCTTGAGACAGCAGGCACTCATGGTGACGACCCAGCACACGACTTGTTCCTGGACCTACACAACGCTGCGTTCGAAGTTGTAAAGATGAACCCACCAGAAGACATCCTACCTCGTATAGAGAGGCAGGCAGCAGAAGAGGCAGAAGCATTTAGAGCACAGACTCAGAATGTAGAGCTTCGATATGAAGTCAAGAGAGATTTAGCAGACGAGATATCTGTCTTCTTCGAGGCCGACCTAGAATTAGAGTTTTACGATGAAAGGTTCGAAGAATTTCTTAAAGACAAGGACAAAAACTTTTACGCCAAGCTAGGTCAAGACCTGCAAACCTACATGGAGCAGACAGGCATGGCAAATCTACGACTGAAGGACTTCTATGAGAGAGAAGGGCCCATCATGGTGGAGCTTGGAATCAGCGCAGATACAGCTGTCGTTCAAGAGGGTTACAACCTTGAAGGTTTTGTATCTTTCCTTATAGACGCCAAGGATGCAGAACAAACAGATGGGCCAGATATAGAGAATGCGCTTACACAGATGATCACAGCCAGAGCAAAGAACGAGGGGGTAGAACCACTAGATAACCAGTTCGAGAACACATTTTATAAAGATCTAGAGAAGCAGCTACTTGGGGAAGAGAAGGGAAGAACTAGACAGAGGGGGATTTATAAGTTTCACTGTATGATATCTTATAATTTAACAACAGAAGGAGACAAGGCAAGAGGTTTGGACGACATATTAGCGGATCTTCGAGCTTTGCCAAATGTTACGATTGTTACAGTCGCAATCAGAAATCAAAAAATTGCAGTGGGAAGATACATAGCTGGGCTTGCAATTAAGTTCATACCTTCGGTTCCAGGAGATATGAATCAACCAGAACAGGTAAAATCTAGAATTGTCAGAGACATTAAGAGACTGTCAAACGTGCAGTCTTTATTTAAATTATCAACAGGACTTATAAGGATAGAATAATGAAAAAAACTCCTCAACAGTTTCGTAGAGAGGGTGTTATAGAAATCTTCGATAAGATATTGGGAGAATCAAAAACGAACTTACTCCCAGTTTCAATCTCTGCATCGGAATCTTTGAATGATGATTTTACTACAACAGATTTTTCTTTTGAAGAATCAGGACTAGAGACAAAAATGGTGTCCATCTCAGACTCGAAAGGAAGAGGTTTTATAGATGGGCTGTTTGAAGGTCTCCACAAAAATTACATTAAAAAATACCCAAGCATTGAAAAGATAAAATTGGTAGATATAATGGTAAATCCAATTATGAAAGCCAGAACGAAGTTGGGCTCCGACGCAAAAGCATCAATAGTTTTTCGAGTTGAAGTAGACAGTCACGGAATAGCAGAGTTCCAACATAAATCTAGATCAGTAATTTACTCTGGTTTCGCCGCCGCACTCAGCGCGTTTCAGTTTTACATAAACTGTGAAAGAACTTTTTACAAAATTAAATTTGCCTGCGATGACGCATCAAGAAGGAATCGAGGAGACATAATACAGTCTTGCATGACTGATCTGAGTAAGTTAACGGAGGTGAATACGTATGCATAACGAAAGAAAGTTTCACTGGCCACTACTTGCTTCTGCGGTTTTGTTAGCCGTGACCCTGCACATATTTAAAAATTATTTTACTATATAACTTGTATTGGCTTCTTATTCTCTAATTATTGGTAGAGGATTTTATATGAGCATCGATGCAGATAGCCCCAACAATTTGAGTGTTGGAGACTTGGTCACACACGTACTATATGGTAAGAAGTGGATAGGAGTTATAGTATCCTTCAGAAAAGAAGAAGTCGTAAAATCAAACATTAGCAAGAGAAAAATAAAAGCACTAGTGCAGATCCAACCCGGCACGGAGTTTGAAGGCTTCTTTAAGAGAACGAATCCGAATGATCGGGTAAATGACAACCTAGGTTTTGTGTCGATACATTGGCTTTTCAAGTTAAAAGAGGAAGATGGAAACACTAGATTTACACGGAGTTAGACACAGCCAGGTCGATGAAGTGACTAGGAGTTTTCTTAATTTTATTGAATTGCCCTGTCAAATAATAACTGGAAACTCCGAAAAGATGAAAAATATAGTGTGTAGTGTTGTTGAAGAATATGAATGGTTTTACTATGAGAAAGATAGTTATAATTATGGAACTTTAATAATCGTGGAGAAAAGAATATGAAAAACTGGAAACCTATTTATATTGAGAATAGTAAGATCCCTGTCTTGTTGTCTTATGTTGCACCTATATCAATTTATGCTATTACATTTGGCTGTTTCGTGTGGTGCAGACACTTACTATCGCCCGTAACGAAAAGACACGAAACGATCCATTTCCAACAGGCCCTCGAATTAGCCTTTATAGGATTTTATGTGCTTTATGGATTATCATGGTTGCATGGATTGATAAAGTATAGGGATGCCGCCATTGCATACAGAGAAAATGTATTTGAAAGAGAGGCCTTTGCGTGCGACTATATGGAAGATTACTTGGAAAAAAGACCCCGATACGCTTGGATTAAACATATTAAAGATGACAAGGACAATTACAAAGAAAGAATAAGAAGAGTAAGAAGAAATACGATCGCAAGTGACTCACAAAAAAATATTGACAAGCCCAACTAAACCTGATATAGTATATACACAATCACAGTAAAGGTAACGCAATGAATTACGGCTATGCCTGTATCAACGAGACACTTGGTGCTGGACCCAAGAAAACTCGCATCACAACTAACCGCTCTATGATTAAACGCACGTTCAAGGAGAAGGGCATCGCCTATGCTTCTGAACTCGCACTACAGAACATCAAAGACCTAATCAAAATCCTTGCGTGGAATGAGGAGAATGATATTCGCTTTTATCGCATGTCTTCTGACATCTTCCCATGGGCTTCAGAGTACAACTACTGGGAACTACCTCACTACAAGGAAATCAAGTATTGGCTCCATTGTGCTGGCGAGGCAGCCACCAAGATGGGACATCGCTTGACGTTCCACCCTGGACCATTCAACTGCTTGGCCTCACCGAACTTCGAAGTTGTGGAGAAAACATACAAGGAACTCAACAACCACTCTCGCATCTTTGACATGATGGGGTTCGAGCCAAGCCACTACAACAAGATTAACATCCATGTCGGCCGCACATACGGCGACAAGGAGAAGACAGCAAAACGATTCATCGAGAACTTCCACAGACCTGGCGGGCTTGATGAGAATACTAAGAAACGCTTCACCTTGGAGAA